TAGATTCTATTGGTGTTGTAACTGCACGTAGTGGATTGAATGTAGTAGGTGGTGGTATTACCGCAGTGGGTGTAATCACTTCTTATAGTGGTATCCATGTGGGTGCTGGAGTATCAGCAGTTGGCATCATTACTGCACAATCAGGTGTTGAGTTTGGAACTGTAGGTTCTGGTGTCACTATTAGTGCAGTTGGTGCTGATACTAGTTTAGGATTTTTGGTTAATGGATCTGAAAGGGTTCGTATTGACAGCTCCGGCAGGTTTGGGATTGGCACTAATGGGCCAGCAAGTAAGCTGCACGTTGCGAACAGTAGTTCAGCAGAAATTGAGTTGATACTGGATCCAGGAGATAGCTCTTCGGAGGTTGCCTATATTAACTCTTATCGGACAAATGCTCCGCTTGGATTTAAGGCGGGAGATACTGAGCGGATGCGCATCGACGCGGATGGCAGGCTGTTAGTAGGCACGTCTTCTACACCTCCAGCAAATACCGCTGATGTTTTTATTAAGGGTGGAACAGGAAGTGGCGGTGCTGGTGGTTTGACAATTACAAGGACAAACTCAACCCCTGCAGACAATAATAGCCTTGGCAATATCTATTTTTCAGACAGTAATGGTACTCCAGCTGGTTGGATTCATTCTCAAAGAGATGGTGGAACTTGGACATCTGGATCTAGTCAACCCTCGCGTTTAGTGTTCGCTACTACTGCCGACGGAGCTAGCAGCCCGACGGAGCGGATGAGGATTGACAAAGATGGACACGTTTTGGTAGGGAATTCAGCTATCACTAATAAGGGAACACTCAATGCTTATTCTAACGATTCAACACCAGGATTAAGATGTGTAGCTGGTTCAAGTATGGGCTTAGGTAGTGCTATTTTAGCAGTTGATAAACACGCAAATGTTAATACCACAAGTCAAGTATTTATGGTATTTACAATTAATGAACAAAATACTGGCAGTGGACAAATTAACGCAAATGGTGCCAGTCAAGCAGCATTTGGAAATTTCTCTGATCGTAGACTTAAAGAAAATATTGTTGACATCCCATCACAACTTGAAAATATTTGTAAGTTAAGACCTGTAGAATTTGACTATATTCAATCCGAAGGTGGTGGACATCAAATCAGTTTTATTGCCCAAGAGTTTGAGGAAGTTTATCCTGATGCGGTTGGTGAACGTGAGGATGGAATGAAAACCCTTACAGGGTGGGGAAAAACTGAAGCAATACTTGTGAAGGCACTACAAGAAGCAATTGCCAAGATTGAAACCCTTGAAACCCGTCTTACCGCACTTGAAGGAGGTGCATCATGAGCACAATCAAAGTAAACCGTATTGAGAACACCTCCACAACTGATGGCGGTGTGTCTATTGATGTTGACGGTCACGTCACGATTGAAGGTAATTAATAAATGGCACAACCTCTTAGTTCACAAATTACTGATAGAAATTTCTTACAGGCAACTGGGTTTAGTTTTATTGTAAACAGAGCTCCACACTTAGGTTTCTTTGGTAATGCAATCAATGTTCCTGGTATGACAATGGGAGTTGCTAGTCAACCATCCTACCTAAAATTTATTCCAAGACCTGGTGAAATTCTTGAGTTTAATGACTTAAGAATTAGATTCTTGATTGACCAAGGTCTTGAGAACTATATGGAAATTCAACATTGGTTAAGAGGTATTGGTTTTCCTGAAAGTCTTGAGCAGATTTATGACTTTCAAAAAGAAGGACCAGTGAGAAAGGATAACAGAAGTGAGATTAATTTATATTCCGATGGAACGTTGACTATTCTTAATGGTATTAATAGGCCAATATTCAGTGTAAAGTTTAAAGATTTATTTCCAACAAGTTTGTCTGATATTCAGTTTGATGCGACAGGAACTGATGTAGAGTACTTGACAGCCGATGTCACTTTCAAGTATTCTATCTACAATATAACTGATGTTGAATGTTGCTAAATGATTGACCTTCCTACACTACAGGAAATGTGGGAAAAAGATTCAAAGATTGATATTGATAATCTACACACTGAGTCATTAAACATTCCTGTTCTTCATGCAAAATATTATGATATCTTTAATAATCTTATGTTATTAAGGAAGAAAGCAGAACAACAAAAGAAAAATATCCGTCATGAAAGGTATGAATACTATTCAGGTAAAGCAGACCCTGATGTTTATATCAAAGACCCGTTTCCCAAAAAAATTAGAGATAAAGATACCATGACAAAGTATCTTGATGCTGATGAGAGGTTATCTACAGTATCAATGAAAATTGAGTACTATGACGTGATGTTAAAATACATAGAAGAAATATTGAAGCAAATTGGTAATCGTACATACCAAATTAAAAATAGTATCGAGTTTATGCGTTTTAGTTCGGGATTAGGGTAATGGAAGAAGAATCTCCTTATGTAGAAATGGATTTAGATATTGGTGATGTCCATCTTCTGTATAACTCCGTCAAATTTCATTATGAGAAATGGCCTGGTGGTCATCCTGATGAACAAGCAAGACTTTCTTATATGAAAGATTTTCTTTATAGAATAATATTACAATATAAGTTTGAATGTATGTAATAAATACATGTAGGTGAGAACCTATATGTATGGCTGATTTGATTATAGAAAAGGTAAATGAAGTTTACCTAAAAATTACAACAGAACCACACATTGAGTATGAACTGAGGGATAGGTTCACCTTTGAAGTGGAAAATAAAAAATTCATGCCACAGTATCGCAACAAGTACTGGGATGGATTTGTTCATCTATTCAATATGAAGACCAAGAGAATTTACGTAGGTCTTCTAGATAAAATTATTGCGTTCTGTGAGAATGCGGGTTATACGTATAAATTTTTAAATAATAAATTTTATGGTCCACCATTTGAAGTCAATGACTTTGTAAGTCAAGGTGGTACTAAGGATTATATGGAAAGTATATCACCTGGTATCACTCCCCGTGACTATCAAGTAGAAGGTGTATACGAAGCATTAAGATATAACAGAAAACTTCTTATCTCTCCTACTGGTTCAGGTAAGTCATTCATGATTTACTCTGTGGTGAGATATCATGTTGCACGTGGTAATAAAATTTTATTGGTTGTTCCGACTACATCTCTTGTAGAACAGATGTTCAAAGACTTCCAACAATATGGATGGGATGCAGAGAATCATTGTCACAGAATCTATGCTGGACGTGAGAGAGTCAATACAAATGATGTAACGATTACCACTTGGCAGTCTGTCTATCAATTGGAACGTAAGTTCTTTGAGGACTACGATGTCGTTATAGGGGATGAAGCACATTTATTTAAGAGTAAATCTCTTATTGGTATCATGGACAAGTTACATCATGCTAAGTATAGATATGGATTTACAGGTACTTTAGACGGCTCACAGACCCATAAATGGGTGTTAGAGGGACTGTTTGGTCCATCATACAAAGTGACTCAAACTAAGAAGTTACAAGATGAGGGACACTTAGCATCACTTGATATTCAGTGTCTTGTTTTGAAATACAAACCTAAAAAGTTTGATACTTATGAAGATGAGATTCAATATTTGATATCACATGAAAAAAGAAACAACTTTATTACTAATCTTGTCAGAGACTTAGATGGCAACAGTCTTGTACTGTATTCAAGAGTGGAGACTCATGGGGCCATTCTATTTGACTTAATAAATAAAAAAGTAAGTGAAGACCGTAAAGTATTCTTTATTCATGGTGGTGTAGATGCTGAGGATAGAGAACAAGTAAGGGAGATTACTGAAAGAGAAAAAGACGCTATCATCGTTGCATCTTACGGAACATTCAGTACTGGTATTAATATTAAGAACCTTCATAACGTAATATTTGCCTCTCCATCAAAATCTAGAGTTAGAAACTTACAGAGTATTGGTAGAGTCCTACGTAAAGGCAAAGATAAGGTTAGTGCAAAACTTTATGATATTGCAGATGACTTTACTATTGGTTCAAGAAAGAATTATACATTGAATCATTTTATTGAACGTGTAAAAATCTACGTATCTGAACAGTTCAATTACGATATATTCACTATTAATATAAAAGACTAATGAATGAGTATTACACCTACGCTTATCTAAGAGAAGATGGAACCCCTTATTATATTGGTAAGGGTAAGGGTGGTCGTATTGATTCACTTGATAGAAAATTCTCTCCACCACCTAAGGAGAGAAGAATCTTTTTGAAACAGAACCTAACTGAAAATGAAGCATTTAGACACGAAATCTATTTGATTAATGTTTTAGGTAGAAAAGATTTGGGGACAGGTATTTTACATAACAGAACTGATGGTGGTGAAGGAGGAGGTCCTATGAAGGGCCGTAAGCACTCCGATGAAACCATTCAGAAGATGAGACAAACCAAACTTGGAAAGAAACACTCTGACCAAGATAGGAAGAATATGAGTGAGGCACATAAGGGCATTAAGTATAATCGCCGTAAAGGAATTGTAAAAATGAGTGATGAAACAAAAGAAAAAATGAGACAATCTAGACTTGCTTATCTTAAAAGAAGCCAGGAGGTAGCCAATGGCCATAGAGGATGACTTTTTTGCAACAATCAAACTTAAATGTGGTGATGAAATCTTTTGTAAGGTAGCAGCATCTGATGAGGATGATAGAACCATGTTATTGGTTTCTAATCCTATTTGTGTTCAACCAATAAA